GCATACGGGCACGCTGAATACATGAACATCCTACAGCAAGCTACGGATATTATTCAATTTATCGGGTATCCTAGCGCCTGCGGTTCGTTCCATGGCCAGGTGCAACTGCGCATAATGTATATTATGTAAAATACTACATAGATTACCCAAAAACTGCCTAATAAAACAAACATTTAGGGCGTTTTTGAGTGCCAGTAAACACACCCCAACCCGTACATATACCGGCTTATTGTCAAATTGGGCCGATTGACGCTTACCACCGCCAGCTGCTGGATACACACCACCGGCAAACGGTGCTGCGGTACCTGTCCGTGCTCCGGCGCTGGGCTGATTTTGTGGGTGATGTATTAGCACCAGCACCCCCGGATGTATTGGCCTGGCTGCGCCTGCGGCGCTCCCTGGTCGCGGCAAACACTGTGGCGCACGAGGTCAACGTGCTGCGCGCGTTTTACGCTTGGGCGCTGCGTCATGGCTGGCAATGCACGCCGCCGGATTTGCCGCAGGCCCGCCGCACACCGGCCAAGCTGCCGCGGTACTTGTCGCCCAATGAAATTGCCCGCGTGCTGGCACTGCCGGATCTCGCTACGCCTGTGGGCTTCCGCGACCACGTAATCATGCGCACGCTGTATGAAACCGGTATAAAGGCCGGAGAATTGGTTGCACTCACGCTGGCCGATGTTGTGTACGATGCCAGCATGCTGCACATAGCCGGGCGCTGGGTGCCGGTGTCTGCTGAATTGTTGGGCCTGCTTCGCAGTTGGGAAACTGCCCGCCGCCGGCTCAAGCCCGGAAAATCGGCGGCGCTGTTTGTTAATCACCGCGGTAAGTGTTTTACCAGCGGGCGCAGCGTGTGGGAAATTGTTAACCGTTACGCACTGGCCGCCTGTGGCCATAATCGCGGATACGAAAGACTGCAGCGCACTATCAAGCACGCGCCATGGTCGGCCCATGGCACCCACCTGCTGCGCGCCAGTTTTGCTACTGCCCTGCTGCATAATGGCTGCGATATTCGCGCGGTACAGATCATGCTCGGCCATGCCGACGTATCGACCACCGCCCGGTTTCTCGGGGCCGACATTGATTTGCTCAAACGCGAACATGGGAAGCTGTTTAAACATAAGTAACTATGCCGCCTTATTTTCTGCCTTGCTGGCATCGTATTGCCGTATAGCCCACACAATGGCATATAGGCACCATATAAATCTGTATGTAAACTCAGTTAAGTCGCGCTCCCAAAAATCCCAAAAATCCCCAAAATCGGCAACGGCCTGGCGGGCTGTTATTTCAGATTCTCCAGCGCCTAACACATTGTCCTCTATTTGTTCCCAGCGCTCTGCCCTTTCTTCTTCTGTCATATCTTCGGCTATATAGTCATCAAAGTAATCCTTTACATACTCTGCGAATTTTTCCGGGGAATATTCCTTAACGCCGCCGTGCGGGTGATCGGCCGCCCGCACCTTCTCAGACCAATAACGGGGGTTTATTCGCAATCCGCCATCAGCTTTGCCCCGGAAAAAATTAAACATATCCGGCGCCCGTTGAAATACAAACGTACCATAGTCGCCAGTGATACATAGATAATCTGGCCACGTTAACACGTCAAACCACGCCTCGAAGTCGCCAGGCGTGCGGTATCTAATATGCCTGTGTGTTCCATCGTCTTTAACTATCTGCATAACGTGGCCCGCCACGCAGCGCAAAAAATCTTCTTCTGTGCATCTGTTACCCATGATTAACCCCTTATCCCACTAACACGATAAATAGCCCCTAAAAACAGCGCCGCATTACCGCCGCGCTGGTCCAGGTACTTGCCGCGCGGCTTGTGGGCAATATATGCCCGCTCGCCCGGGTGGTAGTGCATCGCCCGCGGGCACTTGGCTGCGTACGCTGCCAGCAGCTTGGTGGCGGTGGCAGTCTTTACCTGCAGCGCGGTTTCCACATCGCTGCGCCGCACCATGCCGTGCACATATAGCATGGCCTCGATAAAGGCAAACCGCGTTACCTGCTTTTCATTCACCACGGCCGCACCTGCACAACAAACACCCACAAGGTAAACACCAGCCACAGACACACAACAAAGCCAAACGCCTGGCGCGGGTGCGCGCGCATGGTAGGCGATAAGTAGGCCAGCAGCGGCAGCATATACAGCACTAGCGTGGCCATGCGTCCACCACTGCCAGCACCATGCACACTATGGCCACCACCACCGATATAACGGCGCCGGCTACTATCACCACATCGCCCCAGGTTACCCCGGCCACGTCGTCCAGGCATTTAAATAGCGTTGTCATGTAGTGCCCTCCCTATCATGTCCACCATGCTTATGTACTCGCCGCCACCAGGCAAAAACCCGGTATTGGCGCCCATGCTGTGCACGCCCTGCATTTCTGCGGCAATGTCGTTTATATCCACTTGCCGCCCCTGCAGCAGCCAGCTAACCAGCACACTGGTTATAGCCAGCCACTCGTGCATGTCCGGCGCATCACTGCGCAAAAATACCTCGTATGCTGCACCGTCGTGGCGGTTAATCGTGGCATACAGTTTGCGGCCATCATTAAAACGCACCTTTACCGTGCGCCCGCCCAGCTGGTCCGGCCGGTCAGACATGGGTGTACTTATCCAGCACCGCCGCACACTGCTGCGCCTTGGTGATGGTGCTGTCGGCGTGCCGCTTTACTGTGCGCAAGTCGTTGCGCATGTCGGCATTGGCCCGCAATAGCGGATCCGTAAAGTTTGCCACCACCCCGCGCAACCGCTCGCGCAGCTGCTGGGTGCCGGCGTACAGTTCCGCCGTGCGCGCCAGATCATTTACAAACGCGGCCACCAGGTGGTCTACACCTTTGCCACGCTGGGCAAGCTCCTGAAACTGGCCAGCGCCTTGTGGTACTGTCTGCGCGTTAGCGTCTTGCATGTTGTCGCCCCTGTCTCTGCAAATAACCGGTTTTTATAATCCTGCTTATCCAGCCCCTTTTCGCGCATCGCCAGCACGTGTATGTACTTAATGCGCTCCGGCGTCATGCGCCACCGCGCGCGCACCATGCTGGCCTGGCAACAAGGCGAAACCAGCACCGTGCGCGCGTGCAGTGTTCCGCATCGCGGGCACTGTCGTTTATGCCGCCCTTGTCCCATTGGTCAGGCAATACTGTGCCACGGTGCAATATTCGCCTAACCGGTTTTTAACCCGCACCATATCGGTAATAATGCTGTGCCCGCGTTTTTTCAGTTTGTGCACCACCGCTGCCGGCCGACCAATGGCCAGCTCGGCTTCAATCTCGCGCGTGGTCATGGGCCGCCGTTGCAAGGCGGTTAACAGTGCTGCGCATTGGTCGCTCATGTTATGGCCTCCAGTCGTGCTACTTGCTTGATTTTGGCGGCCTGCAGCAGTGCATTTAAATGCAATATTTCCGCCACTGCGGCTGCCTCTATCTTGTCGCGCAGCTTGTCGGTTTCTGTTTTCGCCTCGCCCACTTCAACCTCCAGCGCCTCATTGTCGCGCCGCAGCGCGTAGGCGTCGGCGGCAATTCCGCACGTTTCGCACTCCCACTGCTTGTCCATCACCGCTTCCAGTCGCCCGACCAGTTCCAGCACATACGGGTCGGTGCTGTATATTCCCAAGTACCGCACCAGCTCGGCGTCGGTGTAGTTGTGCGGCTGCATTGTAAATGCCTCCGCCTGCATCAATACGCTAGCCATGGTTACACCCTCACCGGCATAACATAGTTATACCGGCCCTGGTTGTTGTTGGTGATTTCCAGCAGTTGCACTTCGTTGGCGCTGTTTTGTCCCCACTGCATTTGCTTGCCTTTGTTGTTGTTCAACACTGCCAGCATGTAGTGCAGGCTTATGCGCGTCATGGCAATGGGCGGCACATCATCAAGACGAGTAAAGGCCACATCCTCAAACGTGCCACCGTCCGGCGTGGTGATGTGCAGCACATCGTCCGTGGTGTCCACATCCAGCCAGCCGTTATCAGGTGCAAACGCACGCAGCCGGGTTAACGTGGCTGCCAACTCGTCAACACTAAACACCACCACGCCCGCACAGTCGCGCACCTCTTTTGGCCAGGCTGTGCCAAACCTTGGGAAACTGTGTGTATACAGCAGCGCGCGCACTTCCAGCACCGGGCTGGCTGCCACAATTTCCACGGCCTTTTCGGTGGCGCTATTCGCCGCCGTGTGCACCGTGCAATCATCTTGTGCCAACACGTCCAACAGCTTGGGCACTGATTTAATGGGCAGCAATAGTTCCACATCGTCCACCCCGGCAGCATTGGTGGCCAGGCTCAATATAACCGCATTGGTGGCCACTACATCGCCACCCACTAGCGCCACCACTGCCGGTGTGGGCGGTGTGGGTATGGCGCCCGATGCAAACTGCACCGCGGCCATGGCATCGGCCAGCGCCTTGGGGTCAATCTCCAGCGGGGTTAGCACGGGCGAATCATCAATCGGAAAAATACTGGCCACGCCCTGGCCGCCGTGCTCGGGCTGGATAAACCGGTACCGCCGCCCGGCCTGGCTCACTGTCAGCACACTGCCGTCCACATCCAGCAGCACCGCACCCGCCACGCCCGTTAACGCTGCGCGCAGTTGCGCCACGTTGGCCACGGCCTCCACCGTGCCACCCTCGCACGCCAGCGTGTGGCGCATAGTGGTTTCGGTGTCTGTGGTTGTTACCACCAGCCGCCCATCGGCAGCCTGCAGCAGCGCGCTTTCGGTTATCGGCGGGTTGCGCCCCGTGGCGCTGTTATTCAGCGCCGCCAACAATGCGGCCGCATCCACCTGCACCGCGTTGCCTGTCGTTTTCTTTTTAGCCATGCCGTGTGCCTCTTATAATGTTATAGGTGTACTGCTCCCCCAGGTGCCATTCAATGTGCGCCCTGTCCATACGGTGCACGCCATACGGCGCGCCGCATTTAAATGCCACATCCACACCAATGCGGTGCAGGCGGTCGGTGTGGTACAGGTCGGCACAGTCGTGCCCGCTGCGCAGGTTGGTGATGGTTACCGCAACACCATGCGCGCGATAGCTGCGCACGGTAATTAAAAACAGGTCACCAATGCGCACCTGGTCGCCCGCGTAAAATGTTGCCCGCTCTATCCGCATAACACTGCTGCCTCGGTATCCATCGGCGCCAGTGCCTGCACCAGTTCCCGCCGCTTTGTGTCTGCCACGTGGCCGTACATATCCGCCGTGGTGCTCTTGTGTTTTTGTCCTAACATATAATTAGCCGCCTCAAGCCCTGCGCGGCCCATCAAGTCCGCCGCCCGGCTGTGCCGTAACAAGTGGCAGTGCAGCCCCGGCATGCCCGCTGCCACACCCAGCTTGCGTATAATGTTGCCGGCCGTCGCGCGGTTCATACGGTTGCCGCGGTTGGTAATAAACAGCGCGCCATCGGTGTGCGCCCGCACCATGGTGTGGCGCACCGCCAGCCATTCCGCCACGTAGGCCAGCGCCTGGTCGTCGGCCACCGTGTCCTTGGTCTTGCCGCCCTTGTAGTGGTACACCACCAGGCCATTGGGCAATATGCACCACCGTGGCGGCCGCGCGGGGTTGTAAACATCCAGAGAGCACAAGCCACCCACACGCAGCGCCGTGGATAACATCAGCCACGCCAGCGCACGGTCGCGCAGTTCGCCCGGCGTATCGCCCGGCATGTTGCGTATGCACGTTTTAAGGTGCGCCAGCTCGGGCGCAATCGGCACAGCGGGGTCAAACTTCGGCGCATCAACACGCTGCGCCGCAGTGGGTGCGGTTATCAGGTTTTTTTCCACCGCCAGGCGCATAAGTGCGCGGGCTGTTTCCAGTTTCCGGGCGGCGGTGCGCGGGCTGTTGTCCTCGCCATCTATCAGCGCGCCCAGCCAATCGCTAACCATATCACTACTCACAAGCTGCACATGGGTGCAGCCACGCTGCTGCATGTAGCCAACAAACTGCTGCAAATCAGATTGATACGCCGCCAAGGTATGCGCGCTCAGGTTGCGTACACGGCAGCGGTACAAAAACTGCCGCGCCAACTTGTCCAGCGCGCCCGGCAGCGCCAGTGCCTTGGGTGTAAAGGCGCCAATGTCAGCCACGGCGCCCCCCATCAATCACCATAAACCGCCCGCCGCCGGTCATGGCACGCATCGCCACGATTTCGCCGGCGTTTAAATCGCGGTGCCACCGTTGCCACGCAGCCAGCTCTGTTATGGTTAGCGGGTAAGTGTGCCGCGCCGCCTGGCAGCACAGCGCTGCCATGGTTTGCATGCTGCCTGCGTGGGCCACCAGCAAAGTGCTGTAGCTGCCGGCCATCATGCAGCCCTCGGCTTTTTTTTGGGTTTGGCTTCGTCCATTAACTCCGGCACCGTGTACCACCGCGCTTCTGTGCCCAGCTTCGCAAGCCAGCGCCCGTTGTGTAATTCCAGCCGGGTAATATCCAGCCGCAAATCTTCGCGCAGCCGCTGTTTAAACCGCCACGCCGCCACCGCAGAAGGTTGCGCCGGCGTAATTGTTGGCAGTGTTGCGCGCGCATACCCAATGCCCGCAACCGCTAACGCGAAAAGTACAAACACCACACCAAGCCAGTGCATTGCCACGCCCTCCCGTTATTTGATCTGCCGCAGCTGCGGCGTTTCATCGTCCAGCAGCGCAATAAATAACTGCTGCCATGCCACAATTTGCCCCTGCACGTCCGCGCTTTCTTTTAATGCGCGCTTGGCCAGCGGCCGGTCTTTATGGTTAATAACATTGTCTGCCGTGGCCTCGCCCAGCACGGCCAGCAGCTCGCTAAATTCCTTAACCGTGCGCGACAGGTCACCCACTGCGCCGCGTGGGTTAATGTCCAGCACCGGCGTGGGCAGCATGCCCATGCGCCTGGCCAGCTCGGCGTTACAGTTGCTGCGGTATGGTTCAGGCAGCACCGCGACCCAGCTTTCTTCCAGGTCGCACGGCATGCGCATGCCGCTGTCGTTACCCATAATGCGCGAAATATCTTGCGCCCAGTTTCTAACCCGGATGGATATATCCGGGTTTTCATTAAACTTAATGGTGCGCTCGTCCGGCGCCACGGTGTTGTGGTAACGCTCCACCACCGCCATGGCAAACCTGCGCACAGTCAGGTTGGTCGCGTCTATTGCGTCCCGTGTGTGTTGTATAATCACCTTGCTGCGCGTGGGTTTGTAGTCCATGGGGTTGGTGTCCTCTGTGTGTTAATCGGTATGGCTGCCGCCATGTTTAACAATAGTTAACGCCACCGAGTCCTGCGCCTCGTTGCCAGCAGGCAAAAACGGTATATGCTCGTAACTATGATGCGTATCACAAATAATTTTTATGCTGCTTTCCTGCCACCGCTGCTGGCCAGTGGCGGTGCGGATCCGTTTATCCTGCAGCTGCTGCGCAATCGCCCGCAGGCTCAGGCCATCGGCACGCAGTTGCACAATGTACTCGCGCTGCTGCCAGGCCTGCGGCTCTTTAAACAGCAGCTTGGTTTTGTCCTGCTCCACCACCACCATGCCGTACGGTGTGGGGCCAAAGGCAATGCCCTTGGCCAGCAGTGTGTTATAGGTGTCGGTGTTGCGCTCGCATGTCTTGTTGCGTTCAAACTCAGCCTGCGCCAGCATCTGCGTATACATCAGCTTGCCAAAAGCAGTTGTGGTATCAATGTGCTCGGTTACACTGTGGATACTTTGGCCGCGCTTGCTAAACTCCGCGCCGTGCACCAGCCCGTTAATGGTGTCGCGCCATGCGCGGTCCAGGCGGTGGAACACAAAGCCCTCGGCCTCGCCATCGCGCAGCGCATCCAGCAGCCGCCGGCCTTCGGGGCGCTTTTCAATGTCCACGCCACCGCTAACGCCATCATCCACAAACACACCCGCCAGCTGGTGGTCGTACAACTCGCAATACTTGTTAATGGCGTTGTCCTGCACCATCAGACTGTGCCCGGGCGTGCCGTTGCGCTTTTCTTTCTCCGCCTCGCTCTTGCTTATGCGGATATAGCCAAACAGGTTAGCCATCTATGCCGCCTCCGGTCCGGGTTGTATAAGGTCAGCCAGCGCCAGCTGGTCGTACTCGGCCCACAACGCAGGCAGCTGCGCCACATCGGTAAAGCCCCGATCTTGCAGCAGTTGCTCCACCGCCCAGCGTATGCGCACCGTGGCGCCATAGTTAACAGACATAAACTTGTCCGGGTTCAGCGCGTTGTGGCAGCTGCCCAGTGCGTCGCCACTGGTGGCCGCGATGTAATCAAACCCAACGCGGTACTGCTCCATCAGCTTGCGCATGGCGGTGTACTGCTGCATGCGCTTTATCTTGGTGCCGTGGGGTTTGCCGCCCGGTTTCACGCCCAAAGGTTTCACGGTTTCACGTGTACCACTTTCATGATTGTGAAAGTTTCCGCCAGTCATCTATGCCGCCTTCCGCAGCGCGCGGTCGTACTCGGCCCACAGCTCGGCCGGGTCGCCATCCCATCCCGCCGCGGCCAGCACTTTTTCGCAGTGGCTGCGTATGCGCTGCACCGTGTCCGGCGCGGCCGCGTGTTGTTCGCCCAGGCGCATGGCAGCCGCCACGGCCTCGTGGTTAATCTCCAGCGCCCGCGCCACCCCGCGCAGGCTCATGCCGTAGTGCTTGAGCAGCCGCACTGCTTCTGCGGGGGCGTCTTGTGGTGTATGCTTTTTCATAAGTGCCTGAAATATATACAATAAGTAATAATACATCACGATTAGTAATAACAATATAGACAGACTGTGACTATGTCAAGCGATGATTTACAACAAGTGATATTTGAGAAAATCCAGCTGGATGATGTGCTGGCGCGGGTAAAGCAGCGCGAAGGCGTAACGCGCGATGCCGACGCCGCCGCGGTGCTGGATATGAAGCCCGGCACGCTGGCCCAGGCTAAACAGCGCAATAGCCTGCCGATCCCGCAGCTGGTCGATTACGCCGCCCGCCGCGGCGTGTCGCTGGATTGGCTGCTGCACGGCGCCCCGGCCACCCCGGCCGTGGCCGACGTGCAGCAGGCATACAACACCAGCGCGCCCGCCGCCTACGCCACCGCCGCCCGTATGCACAGCATGCTGGCGGCCAGCGGCACAACAATGAGCGAGGAAAATTTTATCCGCATACTGCGCCTGGTGGATCGTGAAATGCAGCAGCATGGCCTGCGCCATATCCCGCCCGGCAAGCTCGAAGATATGCTGCCACTGGCCGCAGTACCGCAGCCGGAAGTGTTTAATTCAGAGTTATTCGCCCGCGTGTGGGTATCGGTTAACCAGGTACTGGATAAAACCGGCATGTCTGCCGACCCCGTAGCCCGGGCCGAGCTGGCATTTAAATGGTATCAAAAATACAAACTACAGCACGCCGACCCCACCCCGGCCGACATAGAGCAGGATATTAAAACAGCATAGCCATGCAGCTGCCGCACTTAAATAACACATACGCCAGCACCGCCACCGCGCCCAGTGTCAGCACCGCACCCGCGCCAATGGCCACGCCCAGCAGCAGCAAGCGCTTGCCGGTCATAATGCTGTCGCGCAACATGGTTGCCAGCGCCGTGCCTGTTGCCTTTGCATTATCATTATTTAATCGCTGTACCAGCGCCCGTATTTCGTCGTCGTGTTCCGGCATTGCATTGCCTACTGCTGCCCCCACGGCCCAAAGGGGCCGCACCGTATGGCTACGGTATCGGCCAGTAATGGGCAAGGCTTGAGCCGGGCGTGCAGTTGCGCCGGCGGGTGTGTGGGGTAGGGTTAAAACCATATATTTATAGTTGGTAGTGATTGTAAATATTTGTTAAATGTCCTTTATGTGTAGCGGAGTTGTGGGCTAAATCAAGGGGGAAACTGTGGACTGGGTCACATTTTGGCTAATTGGTGCCGGCATCGCCGCCGCCATCGCAGGCAGCCGCGGGCGTTCGGCCCTCGGCTGGTTTGTACTATCTATTATAGTATCCCCCTTGCTGGGGATTCTCGCCGCCATGCTCTTGCCGGCGGTCGATACCCGGCCCCACCGCACCTGCCCGCACTGCGCAGAAAACGTGCTGGCCAGCGCCAGCCTGTGCAAGCACTGCGGCCAGCCCCTGCCCGCCCCGGCCACAAAAGAAATAAGCCGGTACTGCCAGGCCTGCGGCCAGCCCGCCAGCCAGCACGATACCAGCTGCCAGGCCTGCGGCGGTGTTGTAGGGTGAACGGTATCTATATAAAAGGTTAAAACGGCACACTAACCCCAGCACCGGCAAACCAGTTGCCGCGGCTGGTAATCATGCCCTGCAGCCCTAGCTGCAGCTGCTTGGTTTGCACCGGGCTATACGTGCCGCCCGCCATCCACCCTGCGCCCGCATCGGTCGCACCGTACGCAACACTCACAGATCCACGCACACGAAACTGCAGCAGCGGCAGCGCGTGCTGGTAGTCGTATAAATCTATTTTGCCATTGGCGCTGTGATATAGCGCACTCACCGTGTGGTCGTGGCCGTCGGCGTTTATGCGCGTGGCCGCCACCAGGTGCACGTCCGGGCGCTTGGCAATGGCCGGCGCGTGTGCCAGCTTGCGCGCTGCGCGCTCGGGGTAGGTTTGCACCTGCGTGCACGCCACCGCCACGGTGGCCTGCCCTTGCAGCACATCGCCGCCCGGGGTAGTGCTACCACGCCCGAGCCAGGCCACCAGCGCCGCCGCAATGGCCGCACCCATCACAAAGGCAATGGCATGGGTTTTTAATGTGCTCACCGTGCCGACCCGCCCGGCGGCTTGGCCGCGTACGCGCTGGCACCCTTGGCGCCCACTTCGCTGGCGGCATAAATCCCGGCTATCCATTGCGCCAGCCCCACCCATTCGGCGCCCGTTAATTTATTTATAGCCAGCATAATAGTGGCCACCACAAACACCAGCAACCCAAAGCGCAGCCGCGTGCTTTTCATGCCTTTATAGTCTAACTGCATCACTACACCCTCCCGGCGGCAATATCTGCCAGCGCCTGGCTAATCGCCGCGCAGCACGCCATGCGCCGCTCGCTTATGATGTGATAACGCTGTATAAATTCCGGCTCAATAATCACCGCCACCGGCCGCGTTTTCGCCAAAAAGTACAGCGGCTTTTCGTCGCCGTCCTTGTCGCCCGGGTAATCCTCCTGCCCGGGCTTGTCCATCAGGTACCAGCCTTCGTGCACGCCGCGGTCGGGCTGCATTACGCTGGCTATAGCGCTCTGGATATGTTCGGCGGCGCGCAGGCCGTTAATACTCCCCGGGCAATACAATGTTTCGCAGCCGCGGCCTGCATAGGTGGCGCTGTTAAAATGCACCTCAAGCGCCAGCCGCACGCCATCGGTGTGGTGCCAGTGGTTTATAGTGCTTACTTTTTTGGCCAGGTGGCCGGTGGGTAAAACGCGGTGCGGTACATTGGCAGCGGCCAGTTGTGTGGCGATCAACTCCACCCAGCGCACAGCCTCGCTGTGCTCGCAAAAACCGGCATGGCATGCGCCCGGTGCGTCGGGGTTATGCCCGGCCGATAATACAATCATGGCGCCCGCCGGTGGTAATAGTGTATGCCGCCATCGGTCTGGTGCTGGCGCAGGTATTGGTCCAGCTGCTGCATGTTCTGCTGCAGCTTTTCTATGCGCTCATTTTGCAGGATGTTGTCGTACTGCAGTGCCAACCAGGCACCACCCACGCCGCCCATGCCACCAATAAGCGAAGATAGCACCACAGATAACAGCGTCAGCCACCACTTTGGCGGCTGGCCATTCGGCGTGCGCCTGTCCTCCGGTTGCCCGGCAATCATGCGCGCGGTTTGATTGCTCGCCGCGTGTATATTGTCCATTAGCGCCCCTGCACTCATGCAGGGAGTATGCGCATAAAAGCCCCGCGCTGTTGTCCGTTACGGTGCACTTTATCAGGCGGGTGGTGTCGCCACTGTAAACACGCCGGTGGCGGCATTGTGCCGATATTCCGCGCCGCCCGGCTCGCCCAGGTCGGCGGGTACGTCGCCGCGGTTTACCAGTCGGCTTTCCAGCCCATCAGCAGGCGGCGGCACCACCTCTGCGGTGCTAAGGCCGGCGTCAGCCAAATAGGCGCGGATGCGGGTTTCCTCCGGCGCGGTTTGTATAGCCTGCACCACATCATCCACCGTGCGTACTGTCAGCTGCAGTATATCCACCGGCGTTAGCACACCCGTGGCGTTGTCACGCATCAGCAGGTCGCCGTCGATATGTACTGGCCGCACGTTGTGAAATATGTGCGTGCTGTCTGGCTTTAACTCCAGCAGCCCGCCCTTGTAAGGTAGTATGTCGTTCATCGTGTACTCCGTGTTGTTATGCGCCTTGGTACAAGTGCGCCTCAATTCGTCCATTACCCGCGTTAATGGTGCTGTTAGATCCGCCACTAATGCCCTGCAATTTCAGGGTAAGCGACCCGCCCGTGGTTACTTTGAGCGGTATACGCGGAAATCCATAATATGCCTCACTGCCGCCCATCAGTTGTGCGTCGATAATGCGTACAGTGGATATGGCCTGGCCCAACATTTCCACCGCCGCCGTGCCGGTCATGGTGATATACAGTGTCGTGTACCCTTGTGTGCCACCCTTGGCCGCTTGCACATACGCCAACAGGTCGATGTAATCACCGGTTTCCACTGTGCCCATGCTCAGCCAAATAATATCGGTAAAGCTTGTTGTCAATATCACCGATCCGGTGGTCGCACCATTCACCACAGACTTGCGCGCCCGGGCCAGCGGCACCGTGCCCTTGGTCATTTTACCATCGTTGCCAATACGCACGGTTTCCGTGCTGCTGCTGTCTTGTATGGCAAACGGTCCACGGTTGGTTAATAAATAGTTATTTGCGGCAATACGCACAATGGTTTGCAGTACATCAGTGTCGTCTGCACCGTAGCGTAGCGCGTGTTTCTGCGATCCATCAAACGCTGCGGCCGGCATGCGCGTGCGGGTGCTACCGTGTATAAATTCCGTGGCATATTCCCGCGAGGCGCTTATCACTTCGGTGCCGCCCACCTGTAATGAGTCTACATCCAGCGGTATAAAGTATTTTTTCTTGCTGGGGGTCAATGCAGATCGGTATGTGCGCGCAAAAATAAAAAATGACAACAGGTCATCCGAGTGCGTAACATCCAACAAATCACTGCCCGATGTTTCTATGCTCCAGTATTTCTGATCTGTCCCGGCGTCGGTGTTCTTTGTTCTCTTTACGGGTGCGGCGTGCTCGTGCACCTGTGTTTGCCCGGTAATCGTATTGCTGGCATTATTCTTTACCGTCTTACTATCCAAGTCATTCAGCGCCGCTTCAATCGCCGCCCGCACTGCTGCACCCACGCCATTAAGTATACTGTAAGCCATAATAACTGCCCCTATGCTGTCTTTAATCCCGCGCCGCGGGCTATCACGTCCACGGTGCGCGCCACGCCCGCACCCCCGTTAATAATCTGCAAATCAAACCCCGCCACGGTGGCATTGGTAATGGCGTAATGGTCACCGCTTTGCATGCCGTAAATGGTTACGCCAATGGCGGGGGCTATATAAAATTCATAATTGTAATTGATGCGCAGGCCGGCGGCGGGCACCGCCAGCCCCGGGTGGGTTTCGGGGCGCTCGTCCATATCCAGTATGGCGTTCAGTTCGTTTATATGTATATTGTTATTACCATCGGCAGTTAGCAGCGCCCGAAAATCAAACGCCCGCGCCGTGTACTCACCCACAATAAAGTTTTGCCAGGCGCTCCAGTTGGCGTCCAGCTCAAAGACATAGCCCGCGCCCTGGCCGCTGGCGCTCACATCCACGCCAAACGCCCCGGCCACCAGCCGCTTGGCGTCCGGGGTTATCGCCACCGCGCTGCCCAGGCAATCACTTAACACGCCATCGCTGGCAGTTATGCGGGCAATCTCGCCCCAGGTTGTGCCACCCTTGTGCTGGTACACATACACCGCGCCCTGGTCGCCGGCCGCGTCGTTGGCATACGCCGCACCCACCACCAGCCACCGGCCATCGGCCGACAGCGCCACATCATAGCCAAAAGAATCATAAGCCAGCGGGCTGCTGCCGGTAATGCGCACATCCACCCAGCCCGCGCCGGTGCGCGTGAAACAATACGCACAGCCCTGCCGTGGGCGGCCGTCCACGGTTTCCCACTTGGCGCCGGCCACCACGGTGCGGCCGTCGTCGCTCACATCCACACGCCATCCGGTTTGCGATTCAAACCCCGCGCCCGTTGCCAGCAGCTTGGTTTCGGTCCATGTGCCGTTGCCGTTGTCGGTGTAGTGATACACCGCGCCCTGGTCGGTGTTCGCGCCGTTGTCTTTGCCATAGGCACCCACCACCACCGTGCCGGCATCGGGGGTTATCGCCACGGCTGTGCCAAAGTAATCTGTCCCTATACCGTCGCTGGGCTGCAGCTTGGCGATTTCTGCCCAGTTGTCGGTTAATTCAAACAAGTACACCGCCTGCGCGGTGGCGGTGCCAGTGTACGTGCCTGCGGCAATGGTGGTACCGTCCGGGGTTATGGCCACGCCATAACCAAGCTGCTGCCAGTTTGTGCCATCACTGGCCACCAGCTTGGTTTCCACCCAACTGCCGGCCACTAATTCATATACATACACCGCGCCCTGGTCGGTGTTCGCGCCCACTGTCGCGCGCTTGCTGCCCACCACCACCGTGGTGCCGCCCGCGTCTATGGCCACACTATGGCCAAAATGGTCGTTGGCTTCGCCATCACTGGCCACCAGCTTGGTTTCCACCCAACTGCCGGCCACTAATTCATATACATACACCGCGCCCTGGTCGGTATTGCCACCCACGTCGGCCGCGTACGCACCCAGCACCACCGCCGTGCCGTCGGCGTTAATCGCCGCCGCCCCATAGTGCCCCAGCAAATCACTGGCGGCGCCATCACTGGCCACCAGCTTGGCCAGTTCCTGCGTGGCGTATTGCGTGGCGCTGCTCACCGCGCTGTGCCGTATTTGCAGGGTGGCACGTGCCGCGCCTTCGGCGGTGGTGGCCATGTCCGCCCGGGCGCGCACATTAAACACGCCGCCCAGGTCTATGGGTGCATCAAAGTAATGCGCACCGTCAGCAAACAGCCCGCCCAGGCTGTCAACAAATCCCCAGCTGTCCATGTTGCCCGGCTCGTCATCCCAAAACCCGCTGCCGGAAAGTTTGGCCAGGTTGTCCACGGCAATGGTGTGATACGCCAGCCCGGCAAAGTCCGGCTGCTGCGGGTTATCCGCCACAATATCCGCGGCCAGTATGTCCGCCGCGTTGCTGGATACCTTGGCCGCGCTCAGTGATTCCTCGCGCTCGCTGTCGCGGAATTTAAACATATATGTTCCGGTTAGCAGCGGCAGCTGCACGCCCGTGCTGTTGCCGGCAATCTTGCCGCCTATGGCCTCGCCATCGGCCCACTCGGCGCCGGTTAGCTTGCTGCTAAACCGTGCCACCACCGTGCCGCCCACGCGCACGTCCAGGTCCGGGGCTTCGTCCCACTCAAACAACGCCATGCGGTCTACAATATTCATACTCAGGCCGGTGACATTGGCCGGCTTGTCCGTCAACCCTTGCACGGTGTAGCGTGTCACCGGGCTGTCGGCATACACCCCGCCCAGCCCCAGCGCCCGCACAAACAGCTGCACAATGCCCGGCACCATGTCGTGCAGGGTTTGCTGTAGTTGCTTTGTTTTGCCGCCATCTAGCCACGCGCCGGCGCTGGTCAGTTCGTAGCGGTAAAACAACTGGTACTCCACACCCGGATACGCCACCGCAGCCCACTTAACCACCGTGCGCACGCGCACGCCGCTGGATTTAACCGCGTTATATTTTTCTTCTGTTACCACCGGCGCGGCCGGTGCAGGCATAGAAAACGGGTTAGGCAGCGTGGTGTTGGGTGAAAGGTCCACCGTGGTTTCGTTGCCATAGTTCCAGTCGTATATCCCGGGGGCTTCTTCTGCCAGCACCAGCGTGTCGGCAAAGTCGGCAAAATCCCAGCCGGTAACCTTAAATTCCTTGCCCACAAACCCAAGGTAATCCAGGTTAACCGCCACGGTATCCATGGGCGCCAGTCGGAACACACTGCGCTGCCCCGGCCATTTCAGGGCAATGCCCTGGCGGCTGCGCTCTAGCTCAATTTTTGCCAGCCGTTGCGCCTCGTAGGGGTCGGCGGTAAAGGGCAGGTTAATGTCGCGCTCGATGCGCTCGCCGTCCTCGCTCTCGTACAGCGCATTGCTCACCACCGGAAAATCCGTTATTTGCCAGTACTTGTTCGGGTCGCGGTAGGTGCCACGCACGGCATTAAACCGGTACTTGCGCGGGTTAATGGTTTGCACCTCCAGCGCGCCGGCCAGGTCGCTTTCGTCTATCGTCGCCACCGGTGCGGTGTAGGCTTCGGCGTACAGCTCCCACACACCGCCCGGCCGCACGGCGCGCACGCCGGTGGTGGTCAGCTTGGCCAGTATATCCATGGGCTGCTGGTTTAGTGTTATTGCACCATTACAGGTATAGCGCGGCTGCTGCAGCACCAGCGTGCCGCCGCTGCCGCCGGTGGTAATGGTTACCGGTATGCCCACGTTATCCTTGTCTATCACCGTGGCCACGTGCGTGCCGTTTATATCCGGCACGCTGCCCGTGTGGCCACTTACCACAATGGTGCCACCCTCCACCACACCGTGCCCGGGCACATTCAGCACCCCCGGCGCCGACAGCCCGGTGCCGCTGCTTACAATGCTGCGCTGCAGTACGTTAACCGTTTCCTCGCACACATTGGCCGCAGCAATAACGGTGGCGTCGTTTATCTCGTCATCATCACAGCTCAGGCCGTACGGCATGGCTATATAGTCGCGTATGCACAGCGCGGCGTTTTGGCTCCAGCTGCAGCGGCTCACCGTGCCGCCGGATCCGGCCGTGGTAAAAGTCAGCACCGCACCGGTGGCCGGGTTCGCCAGCGTAAACGTGGTGCTGCTGGGCACTGTGAGCACTTCGTATTTTTTTGCAATCGCCGGCGTGCCACCGGTGTGCCCGCCCAGCCAGGCCATATCACCCGCCGCCAGGCCGTGCGGCGTGTCGGTACTAAACACACCCGCCAGCGTGCAGCCGGTTATGTTGGCCTTGGCCGCGCGCGGGTCATACACCAGCGCGCCTTTGATTATGGCTTTAATCGCTGGCGGCCCGGCGGTCCATTGTCGTACCTCCCATTGCAGTTGCGCATGCACATAGGCCATGCCGGCCAGCCGGTGTGCGCTGGTCCACTCATCCGGCACCGCCGCCACCAGCTCGGCGTCGGCTGCTTGGGCGTGGCTGCCTTCGTGCGGGTATAGCGTGTGAAAAGTGCCCGCCTCGTTCTCGATGGTAATATCCCACAGCGCACTGTCGGCGTTAGCAGTTACCACTAACTCGGTGTCTATATCCTTGGCCTCAACAATTATTTCATTGCCATAGCCCACGCGCTGGCCCAGGGTTACAGTAAAGTCAAAGCTGCCATAGCCCGGTGTTTCCCATATTGTTTGCAGCAGCAGCAGCGTGGTGGTGTAGCCGTCGCGCAATTCGTTAGCAACAAATAGCTGGCCGTTTATGGTAATGCTGATTTTATTGCTAGTGCTATAAGCCCGCGTCTGCCCCATGGTCATGGTGGCTTTCACCTTGGCAATAGCGGTATGGTTGGCACCACTGGCCAGGCTGTCGTTAAAATAGACATCCTCAATAGCCGCCACCTTGTGCGCGGCCACAGGTACCACCATGTGCAGGTATTCATCATCGGCGCCGCTGCTGGCCACGTACACCAGCGGCCCACTGTTTACCGTGCGGCCATACACCACCGACCGCGGCGCCGTGGCAGTGCGCACCATAATGCTGTTGTCGTCGTATTCCGGCTGCACATACTTAAACTTTTTGGCCTTCTGGAAAGCGCTGGCCAGTATCGTTACTGCGTAGCCCACAACAAGGTTGGCAACAACTTGCGCCATTACCCCACCCTCCACGCGCAGGCGGCGTGCAGTGTATCTATGCGCACTTGCCCGCCATCAGCAGACAAAAACACACTCACACGGCCAAGGCATACACCCAGCGCGCCCATGCCATCGTCGGTGGCCTGGTATACAATATCGCCGCGCCGCGCATACGTGGCCGCCACCGGTGCGCCCAGCACCGTGCTGGCCAGCTTGTCCAGCCCGCCGTGTTTGTTAACCAGTCGTCGGGCACCGGTTTGGCTGCGATAGCGCGCCAGCAATGGTGCCGCCACCGGTTCACCGGTTACAGCGGCAATGGCGCGCGCGGCAAACTGTGCGCAATCGTGTTGGCCATAACAAAACGGCAGCGCCGCGGTATCGGCCACACACTGCTGCAGGCGGTGTTCCCATCCTGGCGGGCGCTGCATCATACGCGGATTTGCCCCCATGTTAATGTGCGGTCCACCATGGCTTCGGTATATTCCAGCCCCTTGTCGCCCGGTACCTTGGCTTGCTGGTCGGCGTGGTTATAGCGTTCAACGCGCGGCCGGTCCCAGTCTGTTAACTTGTCGCGGGTGCGCAGGGTAATGGTGCCCTGCTTGCCCACGGCAATGGCCATATCATCCACCCGCCCGGCGTGGATGATTTCAGGATCCGGCACCAGCTGGTGGTTGGCATCCAGCGCCGCTATAAATATTTTACATACTGCATTTTGGTAGGTTTCAGTCAGCGCCACCGCCACCAGGTCATTGGGCACGCCGCTTAGTGTCAGGGTTACGCCGCCGGCTTTAAGCTCCACGCTTTCTTCTATGGTTTCAATGCGGCCAAGCTGGCCGACGCCTTTATACAGGTTGCCGTTGTAACTCAAATCGCCCACGCCGCTGTGCACATACACCGGCGTGGAAAAATACAACGCCACCAGCACCACCGCGGCGGTGTGCTCTGCCTGTAGTGCAGCATCAAGCTGGGCCGTTAATGCGCGCATTAAAAAATGGCCTCCATGGCACTAAACACAAACCCAAATTGCACCGCGTTTTGCTCGTCCCAGCCCACGCTGTCGCTGGTCAGCGCCAGCACGCAGGTGGGGTTATCTATGGTTAGTGTGGCATTGTCTGCCGGGCTGTTGCGCAGCGGCGGTTCAAACGCCAGCACCGCCTGGCCGCCGGCGTTGCTGTTGGCATCGGCGGTTAAAACTTTTAATTCATCACCCACGCTAAAGTGGTCGCCCACTTTCAGCCAGCCCGCCGTGTTGGCCGGCAAGCCATCCACCGCCAGGCTGGTGCCGGTTTGGCTGCTGCCATTCACACGCGGCACACCACCGCCCACACCACGCGGTTGGCTCCACAATACACTGCCACCATAAAACCGCCCGGCCATGCCGCGCAGCTGCATAAAAAATGCCGACCACTCGGCCGCCTTGTCTTTATCCATGCGCGGCAAGGTAAATGTAAAATGCCACGCCGCGCCCGGCAGCTCAGTAGTGCGGCGCACGTTGTTTAGCGGGCTGGTATGCGTCATGGTGTTAGACACCATGCGCACCAGCACTTGCGCCTTACCGGTAATGCCTGGCATGGTCAGTATCGGCATCAGGCGGCCCGCCTGCCCACGGCCTGCGCCATGCGCCCGCCGCGTTCAATCTCTTGCAGCAGTGCCTCGCGGGTTTGTGCCACTACCAGTGGCAGCACTGCCATTACACGCTGCTCCACATCGCCATCACCACCGCCCACGTTAATATTGTTGGTGACACTCACATCACCGCCCAGCTTGTTGTTGGGCACAATGCTGCCGGCCTCACGTGGCACAAACAGCTCCGGCCCCATCTCGCCCACAAGGTAAGTCTGGTTAGCGTTTACCGCACCGCCCAGCGCCTGCCCGGTGGTGGTGCCACCCAGGCCGGATACAATGGCATTAACCATGGGCTTGGTCAGTGTCTGCGTAATCACAATGCGGGCAATGTCGCGCAGTATCGCGCGCACAAAGTCATCCCAGCGCGCCTCCCCTGTTTCCAGCGCATCGATAAAGGTATCAGTAAATTCATCACCCCAGCCGCGTATGGCGGCCTCAAGCTCGGCCAGGTTTTCGTTTTGCTTGTCGGCGCTGTCGTCGCTGGCTTTCTCGGCGCGGTCGTATGCATTTTCAACCGCCAGCGCCCACTGCTCAAAGTTAATTTTATTGGCGGTTAATAATTCATCGTATAACGATAAATCCTTGGCCAGCACGCGCATGGGGTCCACCGCGTCTTTGAGTTTCTCGGCGTGCTTGTCCAGTGCGTCGTTGTGTTTGGCCGCCGCGTCGGCGGCCTCTTTCTGTGCCGCCGCCGCCTTGCGGTCCACATTTTCGTCGGTGTCGCCTTGGGCCTTTTTCTCCGCTATGTATTTTTTCAGCAGCGCCACACGCTGGCGCATGGATTCCGTGGCCGCCTCGTCCCACTCGATGCTTTCAAACTTCGCCAGCTTGTTTGCTGCTTCTTCCAGCTCGGCGTTTAAATCGGCCAGGCTCAGGTTTTCCACGCCGTCCACAAATTCAACAAGGCCGCGGCTAAGGTTGTTTAGCCCTTCGGTTGTGCCTTCTGACACCCAGCTTAAAAAGCTGGTGCCACCCACCTGGCCAATGGTGCGGCCCAGCTTGCCAAACGCATCCTGCAGATTGCTGACCTTGCCCACCAGCGTGTCGGCTTGCTCGGCCATGGCGCCGGCAAACTGGTTATTGCCTATGGCCATCAAGTATTGCTCAATTTCGTATGAGTTTTTGCCCACGGTGGTGGTGACATCATTAAACAAAAACTTGACCTTGTCGCCCTCTTGCCGGGCCACGATGCCAAACTGCTTTAGGCTTTCCATTTCGCCGGTAGTGGCGGCGACCACGGCATCCACAAATTGGTTAATATCTTTATTCATCGCGCTGGCAGTGTTGCCGTAGCTCTCCAGCGCGGCGCGGCTCGGGTCCAGGCCCACAGCTTTTAACTTGATAAAGGCCTGCGTAATCTGGCCAATTTCGTACGGGGTGGTGGCACCAAAATCCTCTATCCATTCCATGGCGCGCGCGGCGCCCTGGCTGCTGCCGGTCACTGTTTTGAGTGTGGCGTTCAGGCGCTCAAACTCCATAATGGCACCAAAGGTAAACTTGGTGGCCCCGGCCGTGGCCAGCCCCAGCATAATTCCCTTTAGGTTGCCCAGGCTCTGGCCGGTGGCTTTTGCGTCTTTATCAACACCCTTTAGCGCCTGCCCGGTGCCGGCAAGCGATGCCGACACCTTGCCGGCGCCGTCGGTTTCGATCTTGATTAAAAGGGTATCACTCTGCGTTGACACGGCCCCACAACTCCGTTTCCAGTATTCTGATTTTCATCGCCATGGCCTCGTCTATCGTTATGCCCAGCCACCGCGCCACGGCATCCACCGCGCTATAATCCAGCGCATACGCCCGGCTGCCGCGTGCGGTTATCATCGTGCGCCACTGATTGCTGGATAAATCAAACAGCCGCACCGCATCGGCATTGGCCGGCAATACGCGCGGCCGTGGGCATGCCTTGCAATACGTGGTTGCCCTGTTTACGCGCATGCACGATTTGCAATAATCGTGCGTAAACCCGCCCGGCAAACTGGCGGCATAGCGCAACCACGCTATGAGTTTTTTGCTTCTGCCCCTGCTGCCGTTTCGCGCAGTGCGCGGCGCAGCGCAGCAAGAAAAAACGGCAGCCCGCAAACAGCCATAAAGTTTGCCTTGGTAAACTTTAGCGGCGTGCTCTTGTCGGTCTTGCCCTTGGCGACAGCAATGTTTCGCCAGTCGTGCACCAGCGTAAGCAATGCCGCTATCGGGTCGTCGGCTTTCTCCAGCTCCTGCAGCTTGGGCACTGTCGGCACAGTGATTAACACCTCCGGGCGCTTTTCTTCTGTCTTGCCGCCATCGGTGGGCACATTCACCACCAGCGGCCACCACACCCGGCCATCTTCGGCAAACACAAATGCGTCGTTGCTCAGTTCCTGCTCCATGCGTATAACTCCGGTTATGCCGCAGCCACCTGGTTGCGGGTTATAATCCTGATTGCCTTGCTACCAAAGCCGCGGTAGTTCAGCGTCTGCCGTATACCGGCCGGGCCATCCACCGGCACGCCGGCGCGCTCCCACAACACCTGCCCGCACTCAATCGCAAAATAGCCATTACCTGCCGTGCCATCGCCGGTGCCGTGCTTCGCCACCTGGCGCAAGCTGCTTATGGTTTTGGCTATGGCCTTGTCCAGTATGTCGGTGTTTTTAAATAGCGCAGTCACGCTACCCATTACCGTGGCATTGCCCGCCGGCAAGTCGCCGCGCTTGCTGCCGCTTCCGGTGGGGTCTATCTCGTATGCGCTCTCGTCCAGGTTATTGGCCAGCTTAAACTCCAGCGATGCCAGCCCGGCAATGGTTGCGCCGCCTTCCTCCAGTCCGGTAATGTTGGCCGCGCTCAAGGATGTATGCCCCGGCGAGTCCGGCGCGGCATCCGTGGGCGTGGTGTTGTATGTTTCATCGCGGCCTTTAACCGAGAATTGCGCGGTTAGTGCGCCCTCTTGTGGTGTGCTTAACACCAGCTCGCTAATGCGCAGGCCGGTGTGCAGCGCATACCGCTTGGTGATGTTGGCGCCGAGGTCGCCCTCTGCCCAAAAACTGCCCACCAGCGGGCCAATGCTAAAATGCTTTTCATACGCGCCAACAATGGCCACGGTGTCGGATTTGTTCACGCCTGGCAGTGCGCCGGCGTCAACTTCCACAATCAACGCGCGGTCGGCGGTGCCGCTCTCCAGCGTAAACGTACCACCGGCCGAAACATCCACCGCCGCACCTGCGGTATCGCCATTGGCCTGCCAGGCCAGGGTGCTGGCAGCAAACGTAAAGGTCAGCGTGCCATCGCCTAAAGGCGTGGCAGTTTCGGCGTACATGGCATCAATGCCGGTAATCTGTGGCGCAGCTACCAGCGCCGGGCGGTAAACATTCGCCGCGCCCAGCGCATACTTAAGCAGCTTGTCCATATCCTCTGGCGCCACTGTCATGGGTATGCCGCGACTCACATCCACATTGCCATACAGCGGCTGGCCAGGCGCGCGGTCATTGTCCAGCGTCGGATCTTCCAGCAGGTTCTGCGTGGCCCCTTGCCCGGTTAACCCCGTGGTGCGCACGCGCACACCGGTGGTGGCATCCGGGGTGCCGTATGTTGTTTCGTCGCCTACAATAAAACTAAAATCACTGCCTGCTGCTTGTCCGGGCATGGTTGTGTCCTCCGTTATCTCTGCACGCTATACGTGCACAATATTAAAAAGTTAATGGCGTGCACCGGGTGTGTGGTTTCGTTATCTGTGTACGATTCCTGCACGCGGGCATAACTCACCGCACCACCTAGCCTGGCGTTGGCCAGCAGCGCCTTTACAATTAAATCCTTTAGCTGGCGTTTCTGTTGTATCGCCTTGGTGCGGTCTTGCTCGTCCCACACAAAGCCAATGGCCACGCCTTCTTCCTGTTCTTGCTCGTCGTAGCCCAGTGTCGGTGCCTGGTGCACACTGGCACCGGCAGCCAGCACCAGCGCGGGCCGTTGCTCGGGCGGTATATCCACCACTGCGCGCGTGCCATCCAGCACCGTAAACGCCGCGCCCAGGTTATGCGTGGCCAACCACGCCAACACGCCAGCATCATTCTGCAGCGTCGTTATCAGTCCGGCGTGTGCGGTTTCGGTTTCGGTCATTTCAGTGCCTTGCGTGTCTGCTTGCGTATGTGTGTGATGACATCAACATCCTGCACCGCAAAGTCCAGGTATGGGCGGCCATCGTGCACAGCCTTGGCGTACCTGGCCGAATTACCCACCACCGCCAGTCGGTCGCCGCGCATGCGCCAATAGCTGGCGCGGCGCAGGTAGCCAGTGCGTGCCGGTACCGGCCAACTGCCCGGCGCACCGCCGCCGCTCAGATTTTTAACCTGCTTCTGGTCCACCTGTATGGCCGCATTACGCAAGCCGGTGGTAACAGCAGGCTCAAACGCCGCCGCGCGGCGGGCGTACTGGCTCGCCAGTGATCCGGCGTTGGTATCAACACCGGCCACGCTAACTGCTCACCGGCGGGTATAACCCGGTTTCTACTACCGTGCTGCTGGCTGCCGACCCGGCGTGGCCATTGGCCACCCGCGCCAGCAAATCATCGGCCTGCGCCTGCAGGCCGCTGGATTTGCTGCCATATTCGCGCACGGTTAAATACGCACTATCGCTGGCCTGGTTTCCTGCGCGGGCGTTCGTGGTTAACCGCACCGCCAGGCGGCGCCACAACTCGGCCTCCACCATCAACAATTCCGCGCGCTTGATACGCTCAAACGTCGCGCCCGTGGTCAGCGCGTACAACGTCGCGCCCACTGCGTCCAGCGCCATAGCACCGGCATAGTTAATAATCAAAGCCAGGTACCCGGTATCTGCCGTGGCCCAATCGGTCGGCGCCCCGAATTGGCTTTTGTCAAAGCCCAGCTTTTCCACCTCTGCCACATCAACCTTGGGCATGGTCGCGCTCGCTTATGGTTATTGTGTACTGTTGCCCGGGCACGTACTGGTCCATGCCGTCCGGGTCAGTAATGGTTATGGTTAATTCCGCAAACTGCGCCGGGTCAGCGTGCAAAAACGTAACCTGCTGCGCCTGCTTGGTGTTTGTAACTGCGCTGCACTCTGTCACCAGCTGCTGCATACTATCCCCTCAAACAAAAAGCCCGGGTGGGTTACCACCCGCCCGGGCTTTGGTTGGCCCCGTGGTGTGTGTCAGGCTTATGCGAATTTCACGCGCGCCACCTGTGCACTGTCACCAATGGCGGCGTTATACCGGCCCACCGCCACCAAATCCTCGGCGCTGGCGTATATGTTGCGGTCAGATTCAATGGTTAAATCTTTCCACAGGCCGCGCTTGATCTTGTGGCCAGGCAGCACCAGGTAGTACCCGGTTTCTGCGGCGGGCACGTCGGTGCTGGTGACAACACTCTGCACGTGTACGGCCACCGGTTCCTTGTTGGCCTGCTGGTCCACGATTGCGCTGCCACGGGTAGCGGTCAGCATCTTTTCAATGCGGCCCACTTTTTCCGGGTTGGTCAGGATAACGAAACCGCTATTCTGGCCGACGCCGTAGCCCTTGCCGCGCAGGTTGCGCAGCATAACGCCCATGGCCTTGTTAATGGTGGTGGTGTCGTCGGTGTCGAAAGCCACATCCACCCCGGCGCCCAGCGCGGTAAACAGCGTGTAGTGGTCGCCTGCCATCTTCTCGTAATACTTGGCCACAAACTCCCCTATGGCGTCGTCAATCTTCCACCACTGCTGGAAGTCAATCCACGAATCCAGAATGCCCAGGCCGTCCGAAAACTCCATATACTTAACAGTGGTGAGCGCTTCGGAAATGTTGCGCCGCACCCTGGTAATGGCGCCGGGCTGGCGCTGGTCAAACGTCACACCCGCGTTAGTGTCCACAATGTCGAAGTGGTCGTGGAAGGTTGCGCGCATATCCACAAGCTGGAATAGCGCAGTAAAACCCATGTCCAGCTCCGGCATGTTGGTATGAATAAAATCCGCATACTGGTTGGCCGGGTCCACCAGCTCTGGCGTATCAGACGGCGTGGCATACTTCTGCCCCAGCCAGCTTTTTGCCATTGCCGTATAATCGGGGTTAGTGTGGCCTGTGCCGGCCAGGCGCTTGACGTTGGCAACTGGCAGGCTTTTGTGCCGGCTCACCATATCAAGCGCAAAGTGCACCTTGTCCACCTCAAACTGCACGGCGCTGGCCAGCATTTTAAGCACGGTGTCTTTCGGCTTATTGGCAAATGCCTTCCAGTTAATATTAGTACGCATCGTTGTCTCTCCTGGCCTGTGTCTCTTTCAAAGTTTCGGCATGCCTAAATTATTAGGCTGCGGTCGCGTCCGGGTTCAGTGTTATAACGCCTTCGGTGTCCGCGCTGGCGGCGCTCTCCGCCACACGTCCGGCCAAAGTGGCGCCGGTAAGTATGTTGGTAAAATTCTTGTTAGTGTCGTGCCAGTAAATCGGCTCAAGTGGCACCCATGCCTGGGCGGCAGCTTTCGGCACGCGCACGGCGTCGGCGGCGGATACAAAAACATTGCTGTCGTTCGCTGCTGCTGTGTTCAGTGGCATTACCGGCTTGCCACCGATCAATAAAAAGCTCTTTGCCGTAGTGGCAGCCGTGTGCGCCAGCGTAAAAGCTCGGTAATGTACGCTCAGTATTTCGGTGGGCATGGTCGTTTCCTCTCCAGTTGCTCGCGGTATTTCGTGCCGTTATACCAGGCCAGTGTTAATGGCCGGGTTATTAAACGGGGTAAAGGCCTTGTGGTTGGCATCGGCGGCCGGCTGCTTGATTCGTTCCGGCGTATTACCGGCATTGCCGTTGGGGTTGCTGCCGTCCATGCTGCCATTGGGAATACTGCCGGCCAGCTTGTGTGCAAACGCCTTCAGCTTGGCCAGTGGCCAGTCGGTGTACTGCGCCTTTTCCTTGGCTACGGTGGCGTCGTCGTCACCGGTTACCAGGCCAAGGGTGCGCTGGTGCTTCACGATTTCGTCCACGGTTTCGTCGCGGTGCGCCTTGCCGTCGGTTACCAGCATGGCGATGGTTTCCGGCTCTTTCAGCAGTTGCTCACCCAGCAGGCCTTCCAGGTCGTCAAAGACTTTTGCCTTGGCTGCATTGGTTGTGCTGCTGGCTTTTAGCGTCTTGTTTTCATTCAACGCCGCATCCAGCGCGGCCTGCAGTTCTTTAATGTCCATTGCGTTATCCTCACTATGCTGGCTTGCTTTGGTAAAGTGTTTTGCCACGTGTGCGCCGGGCTGTGCACCCAACCACACCAACGAGCCTTCCAGCGCCTCGCCCGGCGCTAACAATCTGTATGCCACCACACCGCCGTTGCCATCGCCTATGGCGCTGCGGTCGCTGGCCTGAAAACCGATAGACACATCCGACGCCACGCCGGCGTCAATGTCTGCAATCAAATCCGCATTTTTGTTTGAGCGCGGAATATAAAAAGACGCTTCCAGCAGCTTGGCCTTTTCGGTGCCCGTGGGCCATTGCAGCTGTGGCTGCTTTAAAGCCAGCCGCGCCTCGTCCAGCGCCATTTCTTTAACGCTGGCGGCAAACCAGCGGCCAACACCCGGGCCGGTGTCGCCATCCCATCCGCGCGGGTGTTTAATAAACAGCCCCTTGCCTGGCAGCGTGTTGGCAAACTCTGCCAGCAGTACGTCGTCAAACACATCGCGGTCGCGGTCGATTGCGTTGTGCGCCAGGTATGCCGTGCGCACGTAAACCGTTTCGCCGGTCATTTCGTCCAGCGCAATGCGGTTAATCTGCTCCAGCTGGCCGGCATCAGGCGCACCGCCGGCCGCCTTGGTCGTGGTCAGGGTGCACGTTTTATGCGCCGGGTAATTCATTTCGATTACTTTTTGTCTGCCTGCAGGTTCTGCTTGCGCCAGGTGGCCTGCTCGATAGTCAGCCCGCCGGAGTAATCCGGGTGCTTCCAGTGGGCCGGGGTGATTTCCTCACCGCGCTTTGCCTTCGGGCTGTCGCCTTCGGCGCCGGCTTCATCCAGCTGCGCCTGCATATCGGCCAACTGCTTGGCCTGCTCTGCGTTCAGTGTTTCGGCTGCCGCCAGCAGTGCGCGGGCTTCATCCAGCTGCGCCTGCAGGTCAGTTACTGCCGGGTCTTTCTGATTGTTTGCATTGTTGGCCACGTGCGCGCCCTCCTGTGGTGGTTCGGTTTGCATCTGTGCAATTACCGCAACCTTGTGCAATTTGCGGCGCGGCGTCGTCCGTTACGGTTCACAAATTGCGGCGCGGCGCGCAGGCAAAAAAATACCCGCACAGGGGCGGGTTGGTAATGGGGTTAACTGTGCCGGGTCAGTCGGGTGCGCGGGCCACAATCGTGCAGCGGCAGTTCGGGTGGCTGTCGCTCATTGGTCGCGGCCCGGTGCCCACCAGGTACGGACCACCGGCCGCCAGTGTCATGCACGTGCTGCAGGCACCGCCGGCGCGCACCCAGTCGTATTGCTCCAGGCCTTCCTCGGCGTACAGCGTCAGCTTGCCGGTTACCTGGCTTTCCGCTATCTCACTGCGGGCCAGTCGCTCCCAGTCGTAATTGTGCTCAACAAACTTTTGCCGCAGCAGCCGCGCCACGTCGTTGGGGTTCAGTCCGTCCAGCTCGCCGGCCTGCAGCATGGCAATAATATCTTCACGGTATGTTCGGGTTATGGCGTCCCTAACCAGTTCCATACCTCGGGCAGCCAGTGCGCGTGCGGCATCGCTGCGCACATCCAGCGCCAGCTCGTCCACGTCCAGCTCGGCCATGGCACGGTTTATGCCAATTTCCCACGCATCCACCATGGCCCGCGCCAGCGCGGCATCGTGGGCGCCGGCTTCGGCCATAAACTCGTCGGCCAGCTGCTCCAGTTCTGCGCGCATGGCGGTGGGGTCAAATATCCACGCCACCACGTCGTCGGCGTCTTTGGCTTGTTTGCTGGGCAGCTGCAATACCGCCAAGGTATCAACCAGCAGCTGCCCCCACCGTTTTTTTAATGCGCGCTCCGCCTTGGCCTCCAGTGCGCCCAAGGCCTCGCCATCGTCCACATAATCCTCGCCCTTGTGGCCGTGCAGGGTCTTGGTGTAACCATCATCAGTCGGCAGCATCACTTGCCCGGTGGTGGTTACCTTGGGCGCGTTGTCGCCGCTGGTGCTGCCAAAGCCACCACCGCTGCGCACCATGTCCGCCTGCGCGTGTAAAAACTCGGCTTGGGCTTCGGCCAGTATGTCCTGCAGGTTTGGCAACACTTGCACCAGCCGCCAGTCGCCTTTCTTCCACGTGCGGCCGCGTAGCCGCAGCATGGTTTCTATAATTCGGGTTAGCCCGGGGCGGCGCATGGCAAAGCGCGTGCGCGATTGCATCAACACCAGCTCGCCCTGGCGTTGCGCCAGCCGCTCCGCCGTGCTCCAGTGTCGGCCCATCATCCACGCCGGCACGCCAAACCGGCCCACAACTTGCTCCTCAAAGTGCCGCATGGGCGCTTCAATCTCCAGCACCTGGCCGTCGGCACCCAGCACCTGTATGGTTAATTCATCGTCTTTGCCAATGGCGTTAACCACGTCGGCACTGTTGCCCTGCTTTTTAATATTCAGCGCCGCCGCCAGGCTGGCCGCGAAGCCGTCGCGCTTTTTGGACAGCTCCGTTTCATTATCACTCAGCGCCTTATTGTTGGTCTTGTAGGTAATATTAAAAATAGGGTCACCAAAGCGCGCCCAGGTCTGGTTGGTGGCGTTTTCAATCGTCAGTATTGACCGGCTCACAAACTCCAGGCTGCGCATGATTGAAACGCCGTACGGGTTATCGGCCTCATTGTTCAGGCCCGCATAGACCAAAATGCGCGGATCCAGCTTTCGGTAGCCATATTGCGCCAGCTGCGCCGGTGTCGTCGCGCCGTAACTGTTGCGCAGTATGCGCTCCACGTTGTCCGTGCCATCGCCGCGGCTGCGGCGCTTGCCCGGTGGGCAATACCAGGCTTCGATATTGCCGGCCTCGTTGCGTCGAAAGTACACGCCCTTGCTATCAGCAAGCCATAGCCGGTCCACATCATTTTTGGCCTTGTTGGGCAATATCTCCGCCAGGCTGTGGCCTTGCTCGTACATCTCGTTGCCGCTGCCCGCGTACAACGCCTGCAGGCCTTGCTGCATATCGTTAACCCGCACGCCTTCGGCAAACTCTTTAAGCTCGGCCTCCATTGCGCTGGTTTCCGCTTCAATGTCCAGCACACCGTCCAGCGTTGTCATTAGGTTAATGCCGCCATCAATCAACGGCACCGCCTCGCGTATCGCCTCATAGAATTGCGCGTTTACGCTGCGCGGGTTCCAGTTATCAAACGTGCCGGTCCACATACCTTGCGGCTGTGATTCACGTGCACCCACATTGCGGCCCGCCAACTTCTGGCCGCGCATGGAATCAAAAGCCGCTTTAATCGGATTAAAGTTTAACATTGTTGTTGCCTCCTGTGGCAATCGTCCACGCTGTCTTTATGCCCACTACGGTGCAGCCCACCACATACGCCACCACAAAACCGGGCAGCGATAGAATAAAGCTGATTAACTCGCCCGCCTGCCTGCCCAGCGTGCCCAGGCTGTCCGTGCGCCAGGCGCGGGCCAGCAGGCCGATAACAAGTACAGCGGCAAGGTAAAAAATCATGTCGTAAGTCATTGCACTGTTTCCTGTCGCCACGTTGTCCGGCGCTGGCTTTTCTTTATGTAGTCTGTAACTCCCTGCAGTCTTTCTACCGCATCGGCATATCCTACAGTGGCACACATTGCCAGGCCGCACATACTGGCCAGCTTCATAATAGCGTTGCCGGCATCTTCGATAGTGTTGCAGTTGCAGGCGCTTAAGTATTCATTAACCGCATTATTGGCTAGCCTTTCCCCTTCTTTTTGGTCAATCATAACCCCACCTCACAAAACTCCAAAGATACCGCGCCCGACCGTGGCCACCACGCGCCAAAGCACGCCAGCCCGGCCTCGATTTCATCCTGCCGCGTTTCCGTCAGCAGCGTGCGCAACTTCAAACGCTTGGCACAACTGCGGCAATAGTGTGTAGACAAATAACGCCGAAACACAATACCCGCCGGTGCTGTCACAAGTTTAATAACCGGCATTAGCGCACCCGGGTGCCGGCAGCGTGGCGTGTCGCAAGGTATGCTCATGCTGCCGGCCTCACATACGCACCGCTGCTGCATATATTCACATCGCTGGCACTTTCGTTAAATGTCTTGCGCAGTATCAGTGCCCGGCGCGCATCAATCGTGTGGTCGTTTTTCTTGTTATAGATTAAATGCTTTTGCCCCTGCTTGGCCGTGTGGTTGGTGTGGTCGTTTACCACGTCCGGGTCGTAGGGCATCAACCATGTGCCGGCCTGGAATCGCGGCGTGATTAAATCCTCGGTGGCCAGGTTCTTGGCCGGCTTGCGTACTGGTACCTGCTTGCCGTTCTTTTCTTCCATCAACGCTTCGCCGTCCTCGCTCTGGCAGTCCATGGCATTGGCAAAGTTAAAGCCGGAAAGATAGTTTTTAAAATCAGCGGCGCTGTATGTTTCCTCACCCTGCAGCTGCTGCACCACCGCCGTGCCGGCGTTGCCAAAGTCTGCGCCCCAGTTGGTAAAAAACTGGCGGCTGCCGGTGTCGGCGTTGCTGTAATACATGTGCAGGCAATAAATCAGCGCGCACTGCAGCGTATAGTCCACACCCTTGGCATGTATGCGCAGGCGGTCGCGCAGCTGGTGGCCCACTTCCTGGCTGATTAAAATCTCGGTGGGGTCATTGCTAAAGCCCAAATCCGCACCGCCCCATAACACGCCGTGCGGCAGTGGCTCGGCGTAATCGTTCAGCAGTTCCATTACCGCATCCATGCGCGTGGTTTCATCTTTAAACCGGCGCAGGTCCATGTGCTTGTCGGCCAGGTGCCGTGGCGTGCCCAGCTTCTTGCTGTCGTTAACGGTCAAATCAACCGCATAGGCCAGCACGTGCAGGGTTTCGTCTTTCTCGTTAGCGGTTAGTTTCAGCGCCACATACTCGGCAATGTGGCGCGTGTTGCGCATTATCATGTCGAATGGCCATACCGCGTTCTCTTGCTGGCCGTGCAGGCCGTGCACGTTGCGCACGTAGCCGCTGGATGTTTCACCGCCATATTGTGCAATGGCTTTTTGCTTGCGCACATCATCCCAAAACGGGCTGGGCATCAATGTTTTGGGCCAATGGAATAACCGCAGCCCAGGCAAGCCCGGCGCCAGGTTGGGTATAGCCTCCTGCGTCATGCGGTAATAATCCGTGGTGGTGTCACCATCGGGCACAGAATAATACCGCCGGCGGCAGCCAGGCATTAAAGACCGGTGAAACTCTGACCACACCACCGGCGCCTTAACCTTGGCCGCCTCGTCAAACAATGAAAACGCATTAACATGCACACCGCGGAAGGCCTCACCATCATGCCCACCGGGCCGAAAGTACACCAGGCCCATGCCGTTTTTGGTGCACGTCGGGCCTTTAAATCGCATTAGGTAGTGCGGGTTTTTTTTCGGCTTGAGCCAAAAGCGATTGATTAGCGGCGTGGTGCCGTTAAAGCCATCACTAACGCCGACGTGCAGCTCTATGTCGCGTATGATTTCATCAAGGTGTGTTTGCTGCGGCGCCGCCACCAGCACAGAAGGATTGCGCACAGTAAAGCCAGCCCCCGTGCACTGCGCCCAAAGTATCAGCGCCGTAATTTCTCGGGTCTTGCCCACCTCGGCACCGTCCTGGTGTATAGCGTCCTGCATCCATGCGCGTATGCTTTCCTCTTGATAATCAAAAAAAGTGTATGGCACCTCGTCCGGGTCGCCCCACTGCGCGACCTGCGCCTCGGTCGGGTTAGGCTCACGCAAAAACGCCCGGCACCACAACACCGGATCCTCGCCAATATAGCGCAGCTTGGCCATGTCCAGCGTAATACCCTCAATATCACCACGCGCCAGCCGCTCCGGGTGCAGCTTACGCGCCAACAGCCACCGCTCAAACGCCGCCGAGTCCACCACCCCGCGGCGGTCAACCTGCTGCACGTCGGCCGGTTTAGCCATTGGCGGCGGCCTCCAGCATTGTTAACTGCCCGCCATTCTTTTCTATGGCGGCATCGTTTAACCATAAAACTTCTGTGCGTGGTTGCGCGCCGTCTGCCAGCGCGGGCCGCTCAACTCTATGCCATGATTTATACAGGCTATCGTATAGGCTGCTGCTGTATCCTGATAACACCACCATACCCCTAAGTGAGTGTAAACAATCGGCCAGCGCCGCGTGGTCGCTATTTGTCATTTCATGCTCGTATAAATGCTTTTTGCCATTTATCTTTCTAGTATTGTGCACGTATGGTGGATCTACATAATGTAGCGTGCTCTCAGTGTCATGTTGTTGCATTACCTGCAGTGCGTCGCGGTTTTCGATAACCACTCCGCGCAGGCGAGAAACAAAGCTGGCTATGTGGCTTGGGTAATTGGCAAAGTCGTGGGCGGGTGTGGTGCCGCATCTGTTGGCATTGGCCCTAAATCCCGTGGCGTGCTTTCCGTTAACCGACGCACTGCCAAATCCTGCCAGGCTGCGCAGTATTGTTAATCGGGCGCGCTCCACATCGTCCGCAATGTTTACAATGTCCTGGTTACCGCTGTTTTCAAACTCCACTCGCGCGAATGGTGTTAGGGTTAGCGCACTAATTAACCTGCTTGCCTTTTCATTGTCGCGCAGCACTTTGAACACATTAACCACGGTATCCCATTTATCGTTATAGACTTCCGCATAGCTGCGTGGCTTGCGCATCAATACCGACGCCGCGCCGCCGTATGGTTCTACATAAATGCGGTGCTGTGGCAAGTGGCTAATAATCCAAGGCGCCAGCAACCACTTGCCGCCGTGGTATCTCAAAACAGGGCGGTCAACCTGCTGCACGTCGGCCGGTTTAGCCATTGGCGGCGGCCTCCAATACAGTGGCCTGCTCACCTTCGCACGGTGGCAGCATGTCGGGCTGGCGCACGGTGTTCTCAATGCGGCGGCATGCAATATCAAAATAGCGTGGCTCAATCTCCACACCAATAAACTTGCGGCCGGATTTAATCGCCGCCACGCCAGTGGTGCCGGCACCCATAAACACGTCCGCCACCACACCGCCGGGCGGGCATATCTTCACCAGGTCCAGCAGCAGGTTTACAGGTTTTTGTGTGATGTGCTCTTTTTTGGTTTCTACGCGGTAAGTATAAAACCCCGGCAAACATCCAACCGCGCGGTCTTGCGACATAGGCCCGGCGCTACCCCACACAACATACTCACACTGCGAAGCAAACCGGCCCAATGCCGGACGCACCGCGCCGGTTTTATCCCATGGCACCACGCCGCGCCACATCCAGCCGCCGGCCTGCAGTATGTCCGTGGTAACCGGCAACTGGCGCCAGTCGGTAAACATGCACAGCGGTGCGCCTGGGCGGGCTTTTTTTAATGCCGCGCTCAACCATAGCGCACACCAGTACCCGTACGCGCGCTGGTCGCGGTTATCCCCTGCAAAGTCAGGCCGCACCACCTGCGTGCCTGTTTGCACATACTTGGCGCCCGTGCTCTGCATCCTGTCGCCGCGATACATACCGCCGCTGGAGTATGGCGGATCCACAATTAGGGCATCAATCGCGCCGGCGGCCAGCTGCTCCAAAACCTCCAGCGCATCACCGCAATACGAAACCGCGTCGCCTATCTCTTGTTTCTCAAAAGCCATTATTATTGCCCCCGCAAACCCCTAACCCACACCACACAAAACCCAACACTAACCACAAACATGCCCCACTGCTGCGCCTGCCAGGTAATAACCAGCCAAAACGGTTGCCCGATCAAACCCACCACCGACGCAACCCAGCGCCGGCGCTCGCCACCTTCCAGCAACAACGCCACCGACACCAGCCCCGTTAATGCAATAATGGTTTGAAACACTATTCCACCACCTCCGCCACGCCATCCAGTGGCGGGCTGTCAAAAACTTTTGATTTCGCCACCGCCCGCATTAACTCCGTTACCGCGTCAGTGTCGGCCTTGCCTTGCTTGAGCGCGGCTTGCGCTTTCGGTGTAGCCATCAGCTCCGGCAAGTTAATACCCACAGCCTCCAGCAGTTTGATATACGGCAGTATGGCCGGGTTAATAATGGGTATTTCGTACGGTGTGCCCGTCGTCGGGTTAATCACCACCTCGCCCATTTTGTTAATAATCGGCTTGGCCACCACCGGTTCACCCACCAGCGCAAAGCGCAGGTTGTCCAGTATCTCCATGGCGCCGGCCTGCGCGCTGGCCAGCATGCCATACGTGTGCACCACGTCCTCGTCATGCAGCGCCGACATAATGGCGTGATACGCCTCCACAAAAACCTCTTTGTCCAGGCAATCACCGCCCGGCTGCGTCTTGCCATCTTCCACCAGGCCGCAGCTGGCAAACTTCGCGCATGTACTTTTGCAAGGTTTGTATAGCGCGCCCAGCGCCTGCCACTCCATGCTGCGAGACTTCGCGGCGTACTCGCCGGTTTTCCAGGCATTGCGGCTGCTGGCCGCCTTGCCCTCGTCAGTGACTGGCCCGGTGGATTTCTGCGCGTTCGCCTGCCGCGCCGCCAGCGCCTGCTCACTCATGGTATAGCGCCGTTTCGGTGCAACCAGCAGCTGGGTGGTATTGTTCGGGTTATCGTCTGCCACGGTCACACGTCCGCCATATAAATGCGGGTGTTAGGCTGGGGCGCAGTGCACAACCTGCCCTCGTGCTCCATTTCCCTTGTGGGCGGCTTGGTGCTTACGGTGTCGGTTTGTATGGCGTAATGAATCTGGCACCCCGCCACAATCATGTTACCGATAACCGCGTACCAGTTCGTGCTGCGTGCATTGGTCTTAATGCCCAGCGTGTCCGCATCACTCATAATGGCCGACACCGTGCCAAACACCGCCCGGTACATCTCGCCATCTGGCGCATAAAACCAGGCATCTGTCGTAATCAAATATTTTTTGTTAATTTCGGGTCGCATTTTCCTAGTCTCGCTTTTAGCTTGGTTTTAATCGTCCGTTACGTTTCCCGGTTTGCTGGTGGGTGCGTGGTCAGCCACATACTCCGCCAGCAGTTCGCCCATATCGTCGTATGGCGCAACGCAATACCCCAAGGCATCAAAATTGTTCCACATATCCCCGCACCCCTCACACAAATACGCAGGCGCGCGTGGTATCTCGCCATCATCGCCATATATGGCGATTTCCACGTCATGATCCGGAATCTTAAACCGCGAAAACTGCAGCACCACGCCGCCCACATCAATGGGCTGCTTACAGCTTGCACACCGTCGCCGCGTTTTGGTTGTTAGCGTTGTATAGTCGTCAGGCTCATACCACAAAACATCACCCGGCTCTCCCCCCTCCCAGCAGCTGCACGATAACCCCATAACTACCCCCCTGGCCTTGGTTTACATTTTGGGTGCGGTCGTGGCGCGCCTCTGCCGCTACCTGGTCGGCAGACCACAAGCCACACCATGACAACAAACACCGCACACATAAGGCAGACAAACCCCCACTCCAGCACCGCACCCACATACGGCACCGGGTCCGGTGGCAAAGCATAGACTGGCGTGTACTTATTCATGCCTAACCCCTTTATAAATGTTGCCCGCCCGGCCGAAAGGTACCCACATAACTAAGTGTGCCGCGAAGGTATGAAGGTGCCGGGCAGACAAACCCGTGTAATCTAACTGGCCATTCTCATAACAACTTGAGGAAACGCCGCGCGCAGCTGCTGCTCAATGTCCGGCGCCGATAACGCCACATCAAGCAGCACCTCCAGCACCTGGCAAATAGGCACCATATGCTGCGTGCTGATAGCGTTAACCGCCGCATAGTGTCCCGCTGTCAACTTCGCCGGGCGCTTTTCCTCCTGCGGGCGCTTGTACTGCCGCGCACGGCCGGCAACAATATTGCGCAACTGGCGCGTGGTCAGCCCCGTGTCCTCGCTCAACTCGGCAAGGTTGTTGCCTTTAAACCGCGCGCGTATTTCCTCGTCGCGCACCGTGCGCGCAAGGCCACCGTAAAACGCCGGCGCAGTGGGAATGTGTGGCTTCTGCCCGCCCAGCACATCAAACACCGCACCCAGCAACACCTCCACCACATCACCACCAATGGCCTGCTGCACACTCTCACGCGCCGCAGCGTCCAGCTTATGCGTCACAGCTTCATCAACACGCGCCGCCAACATCGTGATCTGGTTATATTCCTCGCCAAACATCCCCAGCAGCGTGCGCACCGTCAGCCCTTCCGGTAATGCCTTGTCATATCCCATCGTGCTTTCCTCTCGTTGTGTCGCTAATGTGAAATAATATTTTTAATCTTCACCTTCATGCCCCTGTAATTGGTGGGCATCGTGGTTATTACAGCGATTCACAATCATCTGCTTATCCTCTCCGCTGTCTTTCAAGGCTTCTGCAAGCGGCCTTCTGGGCACTGCATCTACATAGCCCATCATCGAAATACACTTGTCCTTGTATTCCTGTAGCTGTGTATTAGCCTCATCCCGTTCCTGCTTTACGGTTGCCAGTTGCTCGCTCAGTTCTGCTATTCTTGCGCGATAGGAAAGCCATGCGTCAGCATATTCAGGGTCAAGAGCAATAGATAATTCTTCTCGCGCTTGTTCAAGCTGGGCGCGGAGGGATTCGTTTTCGCCAAGCATTTCCATCATAAGGCTGTCGAATTCTTCTGCATTGGCGGTAAATCTTTTTCTGATGTCGTTCACTTAATTATCCTCTCCGCTGTCGTTTTATGCTGTAGTATCCAGCTCTGTAAGAGTTCAACATTGGGTGCTGCAGCCATCGTACTGGCAACCCTTGTTTTGCGTCCTGCTTGCCTTGGTCATACATTGACATGCGGCGCTGTCTCGTCTTACTCATAGCGCTACCTCCTGCCTGGTCCCGTATGTTTCAGGTACGCCGGTGGCTGCGCGCCCAGCACCTCGTTTAACCTGGCCAGCGGCATGTGGTTTTTTAATTGTCGTTGCGTTATTGCAATATACCGGCGCGTGGTTTCGTAGCTGTCGTGCCCCATCAGCAACTGGATTTCTTCAATGCGCATACCCTCGTCGTACAAGTCCGTGGCAAACGTACTGCGCAGGCGGTGGCAGCCCATTGGCTTGCCGTCTGGTTTAATCTTTGCGCGCGCCACCGCGCGGGTCACAACCGCCTCCACACCGCCAAGGCGCAGGCGGTGGCCGGGCTTGTTACCTACAGACAAAAACACCGCGCTGCTGTCGGTGGGTATCGCGTCGCGGTCAGTAAGCCAGGCCACCAGCGCGCGCACTGCTTCGCCCACAAACGGTATGGTCCGCTCCTTGTTGCCCTTGCCGGTCAACTGCAGCCGCGCGGTGCGGTCGGATACAACAAGCTGCGCCAGGTCCAGGTTAACCATTTCCTCGCGGCGTATACCTGTGCAGTAAAACAGCAGCAGGATAGCCCGGTCACGGCGACCCAGCGGCGTGGTGGCATCGCATGATGCAAACATCTGCTGCAGCTGGCGGGTGGTAAACTTCGCCGGCTGTGGTTTACCGCGGCGCGGGCCGGGCACATCGCGGGCCGGGTTGTCGCGCGTCCATTCTTGCGACACGCGAAACCGACAGAACTGTCGCACCGCGGTTAGCTTAATGCTGCGTGTCGTGTTACCACTGGATTGAAATAACAGCGCCTGCACCCATGCCTGCACATCCAGCGGCGTGGCTGCGTCCATGCCCTTGCCTTGCGCGTTTAGCCACTCCAGCCACTCGGCTGCATAGTCCACATAATTGCCGCACGTGTGGGCACTCAGGCCGCGGTTGATACGCAGCACCCCGGCCCACTTCACCAGCTCCTGCCGCTGCCGCTCGGTCAGCTCCCGCCTATCTATGCGGCGCAGCACGCGCGCCAGCTCGTCCTGTGCATCGTGCAGCAGCTCGCCTATCTGCCCAACCTCCAGCGCCGGTGCATCGGTCACAGCCCACCCCCTGCCGGCCAGGCGCGGCCAGGCGCGCCGGCGCAACAACTCCCCCCCGCACCCCCCCTTGGGTGGCCATAGAAACAACCCATTTTTTTAGAGCCAGTACCAGGGAGCGGCCCCGGTGCTGTATGGGTGAGCTTTTGCCGGGGGGTGGGGCCGGTGTGCAGTACCGACCGGTCCCGCATGCTTTGCACACTGCTATACCAGCACACAAAAGGCCTACCCCTGCGCCCGGGTTTAGGTTCGTTCCAACCCCGTACCCCATCACCCGCGCTAGAACGCCGGGCGGGCTGCGGCCTTTCGTGCTGCATACGCAGTGGCTGCGTGCGTTCGCTTGCCCCTGTCGCACAGCGACCACAACAAGGTTTGCGTTCTCTCATGTGACAAAAACAATTAAACATCGGCGGCCTTTCTTGCTTTTCTCAGGTTGTCCAGCGCAACAGCGGCGGGTGTTGCTCTTGCTTTCTCAGTGCTGGTAACACTGGCCGGCAGCGCTTTAGGTATAGCGTCCGCCAGGTTTTCGCCGTTAATGATTCGCCGGGCGCACTGGGTGTATGCGTACTCAAACTGCGGCCATAACTGCCTCGCGGTTAACTCTCCCCAGTCGCCGCTTTGTATATATGCACTGGCAACCTGCACCGCTGGGTGGCTGTATCTTCGCTCTGCTGCCGGCTTGCCTATCTCTCGCGCCGCTTCGATGAAAGCATGCCGTGCGGTCGGCATACCCAATGCCACCGGATCCAGTGTTGCCCTAGTGGTAATGTCCGCCGGCGTTAGCGTCTTGGCGTACGGTACTTCGCGCACGCATCGCCGCACGCCCATTATCAACTCATGGCGCGACAGCCCAGAAAGCGCGCCCGCCCAGGTGCGCAGCTTGCGGTCAATGCGCGCGTTATACTGCTGATCTGTTTCGCCGCGCTCCCGTGCTGTTAATGCAAAGCCGGCGCCGTAGCTATCCTGCAGCACGCGCAGTGCTTCGCGTATGTCGTCCATTGTTGCTGCAGCCGGCGGCGTACTACTTGCCGAGCCTGTTAATGGCTGCATACCCATCGTTGCCGGATTCGGCAGCTTGCTGGCTATGTGTTCCATGCGTCCCCTTTAATGCCTGGTGTATTTCTTTGTCGTAGTATCTCGGGCTGGCGATCTGCACCACACCCCTGCCACTAAGTCGTTGCGTTACCTTGTCCACAACTGTGCGTACAGTGTCGATTGTTGCCCCGGCTGCAATCCATCGCTTGTATGTTTCTACGTCCCGTGGTGTGCACGCCTGGTGCGGCTGAAAACCCTTGGAAATAAAATATTCCGCAAACTCGGTGGGTGTGGTCGCTGCTCTATGGATTACCCCATCCCTAGTTAGTAGGTTATCTAAGTCAGAGGTGGGGTTATTTAGCTGGTTATTTAGCTGGTCAGTTGCCGGGCTAATTGTCGTGATGCCAGCCCGCGCCGCATCTGGAAAAATAGACGAATCAGCACAAACGGGTTGGGCTGATTGTTGGGCCGATTGTTGGGTGTGTTCCGGGGCTAGTTTATTTTGGACGGATTGCGGCCCGAGAATGGCGGGCAGTTTAAAAACAAAAGGCGCCCGGCCTATGCGTACCATGTGGCCCTTTGCCACTAGGTAATTGATTGCGCGCTTTAGCTCGTCGTCGGTTGGTTGGCCTGCTGCGCTTCGGCCTGGTGCCGGCTCAACTTCCAACCGCTCGCGCAGTGCGCGCATAGATAAACGCGATTTTTGCCCGGCTATGCCTGTTGTCCAGTCTGCAGCCAGGAAAAACTCAAGGTACACCATTATATATAAATGTGGCAACCCCCTTACAGCATCACGCGCCCGGGTAAACACATTACCAGCCATGCGCCCCCCTTACTTGCCATATAGGGGCACTTATTGGTAGATTGCAATAATAAGTAACTGATTTACCGGTATTTTTTGGTAATCTAAAATTATGTATATTATGTCAAATTAGTTTCACACGTAAAAAGTTACGTTATTTTTCAATTGGTATTTTGACAAATGTCAGGTTCTTTATTATCAATATAGAAAAAG